AACAACTCTCATCATCTTTGCGGAAGAAAAAACGAGTGCTAACAGCACCTACCAAAAAGGCGGGGCTTTGTGCTTCGGTTGAAAGTTTTTCGGTTAATTGATATTTTTTCATTCTAATTAAATTTAGTGGTTAAAAGCCCCGCCTTCGGCAATACCCGAAACGTTATGTACAATTTATTTTTTACTTTTTGCCAGCGCACGTTTGACGTATTTAGTAATCGGTTCAATTAGTGATTTTGGTACTCGGAAAGAAATTGTTTGCGTTTCTTCTTTGTATTGGCTTTTACGCCCTGCATTAGGTCTTTTTCCTCCGTGTTTAGGTTTACAGGCTTTTATCATGCAACCTTCCAGTTTACAGTCTGGAAAGTCGCAAGCATTGTGGCACGTTTTTTTCATTTGTTTATACATTTTACAACGTGTCCAATTGAATAAGCAACATAATAATCATTCTCATCACATTTTTTGCCATACTTATTTATAAAAGCCATTACATCTAATTTTTTCTCTTCAACAAAACGAAACATTTTAACTAAAGCGTATTGAGTTCCGTTGTATTCAGCTTCCATTTGTGCTAACTTTTCAGTAGCTTTCATTCTTTTAGTGTATGCTTTCTTCACTTCCTTTTGCTCTTCAATAGTAGCACCATGTACTTTAAAAGCGCATACACTTCCGTAATAAGCAATTGTACCTTCCCAATCAATAGCGTAAGTTCCTTTTAAATCAGCTTTACCGCAGCAATCACAAACTGTTATCTCTTCTGTGAATCCTAAAATTTTCTTTTCAATTGTTTCCATGTTGTTTCGTTTTGTTGATACAAATATACGGCTATATTTTGATTCTGCAAACAATTTCAAGATTATTTTTGTTAAATCGTGTAACTAATTGAAAGCCAACGCAAAAAAGTAAAAAAAAAACTGATACATAACAGCACCTAATAAACAGGCGGACATTACATAACTGCTTACCGCCCGATTTATTAGCTTCAAAACGTTATACGCAATCTAAAAAATGGTCAGGCGGTTACCGTATTTTCTACTCTCATTTTAACCAACCTGACCAAATTATAAACACCTAGAGAGAGTGCAGATACTCTTTGTACTTCATTTCACCTTCTGCAACCAGCTCAGCATGGCTTTGATTTTTAGGCCTCCCCTTCATGCGAGACACTTGAAGCCACTTTTTCCTGATGTTTAATTATTTAAAAAGAACGTTTAACCCCAGCAAATATAAATACTATTTTCTATATGTACAATAAAAATCTGAAATAAATTGCGTTAATTATTTAACAATGCTTCGCACGCCCACTAAAAACAAGCAAAGATAAAATAAATTAATTTTTATTTGGAAGTGTACTTTAATTATGTATATATTTGTCAAAACATTTAAACTAAACGATTATGGAATTTGAAACATTTAGAAAATTTGGAAATTATGATGTTACCTCATACACTCAAAAAGAACCATCATGCTTTAACGGGAATGTAAACATTCATAAATACAAAGTAACGGTAGAATTAATCGCAGAGCCAATCGAAGTATTGGAACAGCGCCTACAAAAATTATGGGAAGAATGTAATAATTCTCATAATGTAGAGCCACTAAGAAATGCTGCAAAAGAAATTGGTTATGTGTTCAATAATAGCTACGGCACAAAAAGAAAATAATGATATACTCACGTTTAAAATAAAACAAAATGGAAACAAAACAGATCATTAATCAAGGCCTTTACGACGAACTAAGAGAGAAAGCAAAGGCACACACAGATCAAGTAAGAAAAGAGATAGCACAACTTCATCCGTCTCAGCAGTTAGATACTCTATTTAATCTTTTTCAACTTGAAAATCAAGCGTTACTATTTGAAAGAATTTCTACAATGGAAACGGCATCGATGTATAAGAAACAGTTGCTTCGTTCAGAGGGCAGATTAAAAGAGATTGAAGCCGAAAGAGATCAATTTAAAAACCAATTAATAAATCATACGAAATGAAAACGATGCACAATATTTTTGCTATTATACTATTATTCGTATCGGCTATACTTTATCTAAAAAATGATATTGATTCGGCTATTTACTTTTTAGTATTGGCTCTTTATAATAATCAATTCACACTAAGAGATAATTTATGAGCGCAGAAACTTTAGAGTTAAGACTTCACAAGGTAATTTGTGAGTTTACAAATGATGAAAAGCCTACCTATGAATTGGTTCGTAAAATACTTTGCAGATTAACTGGATTAACTATTGAACAGTTTGAAACTAAAACCCGCAAACGTGAGATCGTTCAGGCCAGACAAGTCTCAATGTGGTACTTTGTAAAGTGCAAACACAAAGGAGTCTTTTTAAACTCACTTGATAGCATTGGTTACGCTCATCTAAAAATGGATCATGCAACTGTTCTACACGCATCAAGAAAGGTGGAGAATTTTCTAAGCATAAACGATGAGATGTTAAAGCCTATTTGCATATCTTTAAACAAGGAATTAAGAAACCTTAACAAACACTTCGTAATATGAAAGGCAATAGTTTAAACAACCGTAGACAGGTTCAGTCTGATTTCCTAAAGCGGGTAGAGAGGCTGTGTGGTCAAGTAGTGGCTGATAAAATGAACGCTGAGATAAATTTCCACAATTGGTATAATGAGTTTCTACCGCCATGCGTTCTAAAATCACACTACCGCAGCCTATCAAAAGAAGTAAGAAAGCCAGTTAAGTATAGTAATAAAGCAAAATAGTTATGAAGTTGCCTATAGATTATGAATCAATTGATCGTTTTGAAAGACGAAAGGTAAGAGAAGAATATGTGAGAATCCAAAACAATATGTGCTATTATTGTAATGAATCTCTTTCTAATGAAGCCCCTGAAAGAATAAAAACAAAGCCTATAAATTGGAGATTGTTTCCAGAAAACTTTTTAAAATATCCAATACATTTACAACATTGCCATAAAACAGGAATGACGGAGGGGGCGGTTCACGCATATTGTAACGCTGTAATGTGGCAATACGAAAATAAATAGCCCATGAAAACACTAAACGAAATAACCGACAATCTGAAAAGCGCAGTTGATCGGTATGAATCCCTACCTTTGGATGATGTAAAAGAACTAAGCGAAATCTTACGTGTATTAGACGTTAATTTATCTTGGCTAGTATTTGTACGCGATGAGTATTATCGTTCATTCCAAAGCGTTTATTTTAACTCTAAATCAAAATCTGAGGCGGGTAAACAAAAGGAATCTGAAATGCGAGTGCCTGAATTGGATTTGGTAAGAAAGATATTACGTCACTTTTCAGACGTTCAAGGATCAATAAGAAGTCAAATATCACTACGTAAAAGAAACGATTAATTATGGAAGAACAATCATTTGAACAAAGAGTGAAATCCGCTATAAAAGATTTTGAACAAATTGAATACCAAAAAAGGACTTGGAATAGCAAGTTTATGAGAGAGCAGGATATTTGGGAGACAATAGCATTTAATCTAAATTCAACCACAGGAAAAGAACATAAGCATTGGTCACTTGTCATGGACTTATACCATAAAAAATACAAACAATGAAGCCTAAGCAATGCAAAGTATGTGCCGATTGGTTCACCCCGAGATTTAAAACTACTGAGTCTGCATGCTCAATTTCTTGCGCTATAACTCACGCTACAAATCTACGTGAAAAGAAAGATAAGTTAAACTGGCAAAAGGAAAAGAAGAAACGCACAGACGAGTTAAAAACTCATTCTGATTGGTCAAAGGAATTGCAAATTGAGGTCAATACAATCGTTAGGTTAATTGATAAAGGTTCAGTATGTGTATCTTCATTAAAACCTCTTAATGATAAGTATGACGCAGGGCATCGCTTTTCAACTGCGGCTTGGCCTTCTATCAGATTCAATCTTTTTAATATCCATGCACAGAGTGTAAATCAGAATCAATATTTATCTGGCAATCCAGACGGTTACGATCATGGGTTAAGCTGCATTTATGGTGACAAGTATTTAAAAGAGGTTCACGGGTTAAAAAAGAAATACCCAATCCTTAAACTCTCTATACCCGAATTAATACACGCAAAAGCCAGGGCAAAGAAGATAGTAAAAGGATTAAAAGAGTTAAACGCTACCTTCACACCTGAGCAACGGAAAGAGTTAAGACGTAAGTATAACAAAATTTTAGGATTATATGTTTGAATTATCAATACACGACATTCACGGAGTCGATTTAAAAGAAGGTGATATTGTAGAAGTATTAGGTAATAGAATTACCAGGTTCTTTGCGGAGGTTAAATGGCTAGAAAAGGAACAAGTGCTTTCCCCTTTTCATACATTTTGCTTTTCAGGATTTGTTAAGGTAGATTCAATTCCAGAAAAAGCCATAAAGTCTGGTGAAGAAAGATTCAATATGTGGTATCTGGCTAGTGAAGATCAAGACAACAAAAGCATTGAAGATTACTTACTATCATGGCGTGAGTGTGAGCATTTGCTAGATAATAGATGTTTTAGAATTAAAAGAATACAAGGTCAGCAAAAATTATTTTAGTCAAATTATTATACATATAAAATAATATGTATATTTGTATAAATTAAACACGTAAAAATTATGAAACTAGCGACTGAAAAAAAGTATTTGAAGATGCTTAATGAGATGTACGAGATTCTTCAGATTACCGATAGAATAAACATGAGTGATTTTGTGCAAAAATGGAAAGTTACAAAAAGCCTAAGCAAGGTTATGCAAAGTGGTGGCTTAATAAAACGAAGCGGCAGTAAACTTAATTCAACTTGGCAGTGGACTTCTATTAAGCCAAATGTATTTATGGTTCAAGAGTTGATAAAGAGAATATCTAAAGAGACAAGTCAAGATTATAGAGACGGTAAACCATTAACTCAGATTCACAAACCTAAACGAAAATATAAAAACACTCAAGTAGTGGTTGATCCAATAATCGAGCCTAAAAAAAGAGGTGCATACAAGCCTAGAAAATCAAAAGTTTTTTCATTATTCTGGGGATTAATTAAATTTAATTATTAACCTCCCCAATTAGAAAAGAGTAATAACAAATAAATAATATAAATTATGAAATCGAACAAAGAATTAGTAGAATATTTAAACGGATTAAAAATACTTCAAACAAGTTCATGGGACGAATGTATTCCTGAAGTTGTTTGGAACGAGTATTTTGAATGTAAATACAAAACAGTTGATTCAGGATTAGACGTTGATAAACATCGTTGGTATGAATTGACAACGGAAGTGATTGAGATAAACGGTGGATTTATTGGAGTTAGAAGCGTTACAGATTGTTTCTCTGAACAAAGCAGCATTGGTGATATGGGATGTCGTTTACTATTTTTTGAGATGAAAGAAGTTCAAATTACATCTTATGAAAAAATTTAAATCATAAACTATGAAAGCAGAAGTATCAAAAGACAGAGTTTTAGAAGCGGCAAGTAAATGCCCAACAGCAAAAGAGACATTGAAGGTATTATTCCCTGAGTTCTTTGAAGAGGATAAGAGTGTGTCTATGCCAAAATTTGAATCAATTAGATCAAATTGTGATAGAAGGCTTTTTGAGGCTCGTAATTACGGGAAATACAAAGACAAAGGTATATGGTTAAATAATAATCATTTCAACTGGGAACTTATAATTGATGGAACTGATGAACTAGTTTTAGTACCCACTAAAAAATAAATCTATAAAAATGTTGTAAGTTCAGAAAATTTACTAAATTTGACGATGTGGTTCTGTAGGCATACAGGTAAAAGGTTGACACTCCTTTCCACATTAATTTAACAGTGTCAAGAAAAAAGTGTATCTATGAGTAAACGCAAAGCGTTCAATTTTTATTACAGTTATTACGAAGTCGCAAAAGAACTTTCGGAGAAAGATCGTGCAATTTTTTTATGGGCTATACTCCAAAAACAATTTGACGGTATCGAGCCAAATCTAACTGGAATTCCTAAACTAGCTTACATAAGCCAAAAGTTCAGCATCGATTCGCAAGTGTCTGGTTATGAGTTTAAAACTGGTGTAAAATTAAGCCCTACAGAAGGTGGTGCCGTAGGGGCTACAGAAGGGGGTTCGGTACAAGAGAAAGGGAAAGGGAAAGAAGAAGTAAAAGAGAAAGGTAAAGTAATACCATCTTTTGAAATTTTTTCCGCTTATGCTATTGAAAGGAAACCTAAAGTTTGTTTGGAGGCACTAGAAAGAAAATACGATACATGGGTAGAGCTTGGTTGGAGGAATGGCTTAGATAAGGAAATTAAAAATTGGAAGGCAACTTTGATTAATACTTTACCATATTTGCCTGATCGCAAAATTGTTTACACTAATCCAACGGCTGGGAATATATGAGAAAATTTATAGACTGGTCAACACTAGATTTGAAAGGTAAACATTCAGGCACAATGAAAATTAAATGCCCTGAGTGTAACTCGCAAAGAACAAACAAAGCAGATAGATCATTATCGGTTAACGTTTCAACTGGCTTGGCTAAATGCCATTACTGTGAAGCAATATCAGTTAGAGATAAGCAGCAAGAAACGGAACGTAAATTCACACTACCAGCACAAACATGGCGAAACTATACCACGTTATCTGATAAAATGGTGAAGTATTGTGAGGGTCGAAAGATTCAACAATTTACTTTGAATGAAGCCGGTGTAACTGAGGAACTATTTTACCAACCGAAAAGCCAGAAAGAAGTTAACAATATTGTTTTCAATTACTTTGAGGGTGAACTATTGGTAAACAAAAAGTATCGTTCAGGTGATAAAGGATTTACTCAATCAAAAGACGGTAAACCTATTTTCTACAATATCAATTCGGCTATTGGTTCAGATGAACTTTACATTGTTGAGGGTGAATTTGATGCACTGGCATTGATGCAGATTGGTATTAAAAATGTTGTAAGCGTTCCAAATGGTGCAAATGATAACGATAACTACTGGATCAATTCAGAATCTTATTTGAAAGACGTTAAGCGGTTCTACATTGCAACCGATAACGACACCAAAGGAAATGATTTAGCTGAAAAGATAGCGCAAAGATTAGGGCGTTACAGATGTGAACGGGTTAACTTCACTGGTAAAGATGCCAACGAAGATTTGATTTCAGGCGTACTTGAAAAGTCTTTAAAAAACACTTCACGCTATCCGATTGGAGGTACATTTACTTCAATGGATTTGAAGGATTCAATGTTAGATTTTTACGCTAACGGTTTACCACCTACTTTGGAAATTAAGAACCCGAACTTTAAACGCTGTAACGAAATTTACAGAGAGATGTTAGGGCAGTTAGTTGTTTGCACTGGCATACCTTCACATGGTAAATCGAATTTCACAGAGTGGAGGGTATTGAATTACCTTTTAGAAAACGATTTCAAGGCTTCGTTTTTTTCACCAGAGCATCAACCAATGGCTTTGCACATGACTTCATTTGCTGAAAAGGTAATTGGTAAAAGTTATTTCTTTGAACCACGTATAACGCCTGAAGAAATCGACCAGTTCACGGAGTGGGCAGATCAGAAAATATACCTAACATCTACCGAGATGGGTCAGACACCAGATTGGGATTGGTTAATTGCTAAATTCACAGAACAACTTTACGCCTACGGTGTGAATATCTTTGTAGTGGATGCGTTTAATAAGGTTCTTTTAGGCAAAACCAATAACAAGAAAGATGCTATTGATGAAGTTCTGACAAGACTCACAAACTTTGCACAAATGAATAACGTTCTTTTAATTCTGGTAGCGCACCCAACTAAAATGAACAAAGAAGGTGCTGCACAAAAGATGCCAGAACTTTATGACGTTTCAGGTAGTTCAGATTTCAGGAATCAAACACATTGCGGGTATGTTGTTCACAGAGTATTTGCAGACGGTGACGATTGGACGGTGTTTAAGAATCTTAAAACAAAATACAAATTTCAAGGAACTATCGGTTCAGAGGTTGAGTTCAGATACCATTTACCAAGTGGACGGTATTACGATAAATTCATGAAGCCACAAATCGAAAATCTTTTAGGTGAGTCACAATCAAAACGAATGCCTAAAAGTAATTTATTCAATCATTCAAAAGAATTTGAAGATATAATTAACGGAGAAACAGATTGTGAGATTCCGTTTTAACAAGTAATTGAAGAAACACTAAAAAAGTATATTATTGAAAAATAATTAAATAAAAATGATTGTACATAAATAGTTTTATGTATATTTGACAAAATATAAATCGATATGAAAAAAGTAAGCAAAGTTGCAAAGGTAGATTTCACAGGCTCATGGGAGCGTGAAGGTAAAACGTATTACTCACACCAATACGTATTTGAAGATGGTACACAGTTAAACGCTAACCACGTTCAAATGAATCCGTTTAAGGTGGGTGACGAATTGGAATATGAAGTAACTGGCAACGATCCAAAAGGAAATCCAAAAGGTAAAGTGGGTAAACAAAATCAAGGTACATCTAATTATTCAGGTGGTGGTTCACAAAAATCATACGTTGATAATTCAGATGCAATCCTTTACCAGACTTGTTTAAAAGCAATCAGTGAGAATTACGTAAGCCGTTCTGGTACAATCATCGAATTAAAGATCGAAGAGGTTGATCGTATAGCAACTTTATCTCTTCATTTGGCTCAGTTATCAAAGAAAAACATTGAGACATTAAAAGCAAACTGAATAACAATTAAATCTGAGGGGCGGTCTTTTCGTAAGATCAGCCCTTCAGAGATTGTTTTAAGAAACCTAAATGACTCAGGCGACTCAGAGATAAGAATACCAAAAGACGAATGTAGGAACGTAGAATTTTCAGATTCAGACGTAACCACCAGAAAAATAGAATTTCAAGTAACCCGATTATATTACCAAAAACACAGCCAAACGCTGTCACATTATGCGAAAAGTTAAATACAAAGCAATAAGCCCAGAGGGTCAAGTACACTACATCGACAACCTATTAAAGTGGGTAGATGAAATGAATGCAAACGGTAAACTATTTTCTAAGAGATACCTTCAACAGTCTTTGTACACAAGGGGTACTACGGGTTTTGGTTCATGGCATTTTGGCTTTATGAATTACAAAGGATGGAAGTTTAAACCCGTTGGTGATCGATTAAAAGGTAAAGGTGATGAGTAATTAAAAAGAAACGATATGAAAAACTATGTATTTGCTATATGGTGTATATGCTTAATAATAGCTTTAAGTTGTTCTAAAGAGCAACAAGCCCCAACTGTTAACAGAGTAGAATCGTTTCTGCCTTTCGCTCCTAATTATGTTCTGAACTATACCAACGTTTACGCTGAGATCATGCGATTGGATATTAAGTTCTCTGAAAAGGTTCTTAGGCAAGTAATTGTTGAATCAGGACATTTCAAGTCTTACAACTGTACAGAGAGAAACAATCTGACAGGAATGAAAGGTGGTGAAAAGACAAGCGATAACGAATACGGTTATGCAATCTTTGATAATTGGACGGACTGCCTAGAAAACTATAAAATTTGGCAGCAAAAAAGAATCACAGACGATTGCTCAGATTACTACGATTTTCTACAATCATTCGGCTATCATGAAGGCGGTGAAGGATATGAAGATAAATGTGAGGGTGTGCGGTTGGTGATTGTAAAGAAGTAGCGTATAACGTATAGGTGTTTTGCTTATGTGCTGTTATGACTAGTGCTTTTTTACAAACTAAATAAATTAAAGATGAAAAAAATAATTATCAAAACAGACAAACATTGCGGTTTTTTACGAACCGAAGCAGTTTCCAAAGCTATTGAGTATGAGGAAACATTAATGAAAGACCGAAAAGAAGGAATATACAACTGTGCATTATGGATTAAGAAAGGCACACAAACAGAATATAGATTTGTCGTTTACCATACTAAAACCGCAATAATTGTCGATGTGCGTGTCGTTTAGCATTGGTTATAACGTAAAAGCATTGGCGAAGTAGCCGAAATAGAATTACAAATTTTCAATACAGCACAAATGATGACAGAAGAACAAAAGCCCAATAACAGCACTGAAACGGCTATTTTGCCAATGCAGGGTTATGTGCCGTTAATTTTCTTAGATATTGATGGCGTTTTTAATTGTCAATTATTTTACCAATCAAAGCAATTTAATGATTACAAAGAGGCTAAAAAATCTCTTCGTAAAAGTTTAAAAGCAAAAGAGATTGAGCGATTGGACTATTACCAAAGTCAAATTTGCCGTGAACGAATAGGCTGGTTTAATGATTTATGCAAAGAAATAAACGCTAAAATTATTATTTCATCTACTTGGCGAATGGGCAAAACGGTTCAAGAATTGCAAGAGATAATGAATTATTGTGGTGGCAATTTTGAGATAATTGGCAAAACTGACCACACTGGATATGAACGAGGAACTGAAATTGCAAAATGGTTGCGTGATAACATTAAACCTGAAACACACGGTTGCCATTATTTTGACTTTCATAAATACGCAATTATTGATGACGATAGCGATATGCTTTTAAATCAAAGGTTCAATTTCTTTCAGACTGACAATTATTCGGGATTAACTCCAAATACTTGTTACAAAATAAAACGCTTTATAACTGGTCGAACTTTCGGGGTGTCTGTTTAATGGCACATAACGTTTCACGGCTTTGCGAAGCGGTGGACTTTGGAAAACAAATGTTCAATTAAAAACAAAATATAAAATGGAAAACAAAAGTACAGAATTAGCACATAACCCACCGTTTTGCAAAACCGATGTTAGGCGAAGTAACTTCTCTGAACATTACGGAGAATTTTGGGAAAAAGTAGAAGATTTAGTGGATGAAGATGGTTGGGTTTATGTAAAAGAAGCACCTCATTTACTTGACTCTGCTTTTGAAAATATAACTGATAAAGAAATTGATTTTCAAAAATCATTCAGCTTTTTAAGTGGAGATAATCCTAATTGGCTTTCGAGGGGTGCAAGATGGCGACCTAAATCAATTTCTTTATTACACAAAGGTTGAAAAAGTTATTTCGCATAACGTTTTCGGGCTTTGCGTTCCGTTGGGGGATTCCCAGCACTAAAGCTCAATAGTAGTAATAAACTTTAAATTTAAAACAAATGACAAATAGTAGTACAAAAGCCCCCAATGACGCAAAACCCGTGTTACCTGCCGTTTTTTTCTGGTTAGAAAGACACGTTTGGGGAAAATGGGAACACGTTATGTATGTAGAAGATTTCCGTGCAGGAATTAAAAACTATGAGATACTAAGGCGTGAATGTAAACTTACAGGACTTACACAATACAGACGTGTTTATGTCAAAAGTTGTGTTCACGGATTAACTTCTAAATTGTCAGCTTGGTGGTCTTCGCAAAATGGCAGGTAACGTGACGCAGCTAAAAAATCGGGCGGGAAACTACCCACAAAACTTACTACAATGAACAAACAGTTAGAATTATTCACAGCTATCAACGAAGCACAGCAGCCAGCCTGTTTTTTAGCTGCTGTTAGCAAAAGTGCTTTTACTTGTATCAAGAACTGGATAACACCAGACGGTAGAACTGCATTTATAGCTGGAAAAGAATATAGCAAAGCAAAAACATCTCAATTAGCTTTAGTTGGCGAAAACCATATAGTAATATTTATTAGTAACACAAGGCTTTCAGAGCATTTTTGCTAACGTTTTGCGGCTTTGTGTCTGTTTGCCCCTTGCACAAGGCTTCAATTCACCACAAATGTTAATGGGGCAAATAGCACAAAACCGCTGTTAGCAGATGGCACGGTTTATTTAGTACAAATTATAAATTGAAATATAAATGAAAAAAATCAGCACATTATTTAAGAAAGACCCACAAGATTTGGGCAGAGTAATTAATGAAATCAATCCCGAAAATAAATGGGTATTTGATGGTGAAGGAATTGCTACTCGTAAATTTGATGGAACTGCAACCGCTATTATTAACGGTGAACTTTACAAGCGATACGATGTAAAGAAAGGCAGACAAGTTCCTGATGGTGCTATTCCATGCCAAGAAGCAGATGAAATTACTGGACACCATCCACATTGGTTGAAGTGCGATAGAAGCAAAAACGAGGATAAATATTTTTTCGAGGGCTTTGATGCTTTGGAAAACAAAGAAGATGCAACGTATGAACTTTTAGGAAATAAAGTGCAAGGCAACCCCGAAAAAATTGAAGGGCATAAACTTGTAAAGCACGGATGCGAAGTGTTGCAATTATCTTCTTTGAATTTTGAAGACCTGAAATCGTTTTTGTCGGATACTTCAAATGATATTGAAGGGATTGTTTTTCATCACAAGTCAGATGGTCGGATGTGTAAATTACGAAAATCTGATTTCGGAGTACGTAGGTAGTGCTTTCTGCTAACGTTGAGGCGGTTGGCGATGTGCCACTTCAACGAACTAAATTTCAACACACGCACTATCCTGTGGCATATTGCCAACCGCTTGTTATAGGATAGTTTTATTTTTTGTGCGGTGGGCTTAAACAATCAATATTATGTATAAATCAATAAGTGAAGCAATTAATTTAAATTATGGGCAATTATGTATATGCCGTTGCCCTAATTGGTGCGCTGAAGGGTATCAAGTGGCAAAATGGACAGGTATCCAATTTGAATATGATGCAGACCCAAATGGAAGTTTTAATGATTATGTGATAGCGTTTATGCCACTTGATGATGAAGGTCGTCCTGTGGGTGGGAAAAAATAAAATTTCCTATAACGGATGAGTGTATGGCAAGTAAGCCACGCACGAAACTATCAATTTAGTATAAACTTAATGGCTTATTTGCTATACACTTTGTTAGCATTTCGGCTTTTGTTAAACAAATAAAATATATAAAAATGAATGAATTAAACGATTGGCAAACAGAAATTACAATAGATGCTTTAAATCACTATTGGCATTATGTAGTTGAAAAATTATCTCGAAATGATTTAGGAGATATTGAGCGTAAAAACTTAGAATTGGATAAGGAAAGAACACATTCGACTCTAAGGCATCTCGGAGCTTTTTAAGCTGAATGCTAACGGTTCGGTGCTATACGATGTGGCGGATTTTCAGCACGAAAGCCCAATACGAAACACCAAAGTTGAATTTAAAATAAATGTTTAATCGAAGCACGGCAGCCGCCATATTGTATAGCACTTGTTAGCGGCTGCCCTTCTTCACAAATCAAAATAAAAATGGAAACAAAAATCGTTTACAGAATTGAAAATCCCGAAGACAAAGATGGGATGTGGTACACCAAAGATGGTATTCTTAGAAAAAAGATACACATACTTTGTCCTGATGGAATTGCAAAAGACTTTCCAATGCCATTTAATCCTATTCACAAAAAAGACGGGCATATTTGGCAAAGTGCTGGGAAAAACATTGAGAATATGAACCAATGGTTTACCGCTTCTGATGCTATAAACTTATTCAACAATGGATTTAAGTTGTTTGAATTTGAAACTACAATGTTTCAAGAGTTAGAAATGGAAGTTCTTTTTTGTCGAAAAGGAGTAATGAAGCAAAGAGAGATACCATTGGAAAGTATTTGGGATATTGCTTCGGTGATAGGTCGCTCTTAGGGTTGCCGCTAACTCCGATATTAACGCACCTTAAGTATTACTTTTAGCTATGAAGCCTATTATTTACACAGAAATAGTAACATTAAAAATCAGCAAACAACAAAAGAAAACTTTAAATAAGTTAAAGTCTAAAAATTATAAAGTTTCTCAATTTATACGTGATGCTATTTCTGAAAAATTACAGAGAGAAAAACATGAGATATTAAAGCAAAAAAAAGAATATTGTCCATTTAGTAATGGTACAATAGAATTGTAAAACTAAAAATAAAATAATTATGAACAGAGAAATAAAATTTAGAATATTTGACAAAAATATTCCAACATTAACTGAAGCAATGAAAGATATACAGCCAAGTGGGCAAATGTTATATGATATGGATTATCTTTTAAATTCTGATTATTTTAAACACGCTTTAGAGGGTAACTATCCAATAATGCAATACACAGGATTAAAAGATAAAAAAGGAAAAGAAATTTTTGAAGGGGATATTGATATAAATTTTGATGTTGTAGGGTGGTGTGAAAAAACAGCAAGCTTTCAATTTTTTATTTATGACTTTCCTAATAGAGAAAAAATATCTTGCCATTGTTTTAGTTGTGAAGGAAATTTTAATTTTAACGATGGAGAAATAGAAATAATAGGAAACATTTACGAAAATCAAGAACTTTTAAAATAAACAAACATGAAAACAATTTTATTATTACTGATTAGCTCAGTATCATTCGCACAAACAAATCTATCATTAACATCTAACATTAGCTTAGGTCAAAACTGCGGTAATGGACCGCACCAAACATTTACTTACAACGATGTAAATTTGAATGGATTTAAAATCACTTTAAGAAACTCAACATTAATTGTCAATGGAAACTTAAACGGAGGTGGAGAGATAGACAAATGCGGAAACCAAGACAACAGCTTTGTTTGCGTAAATGGAGCAGTACAAAACAATCCAAACTTAAACGGAATAACCTGTAGTAATTTATCGAATCTGGAGTTTGAGCTCACACAAGACAACTACGGCATTATGTACTCAATATTTGACTTACTCGGCAATAAAATAAGTCAAGGATTTACAAATAAGAATATGTTCGAAGGATTGCCGAAACAAGTATTGCTTCTTAAAGTTTACGGATTTGAAACCAAAAAAATAATTTTAAATGATTAAATATGGACACATCAACTTCAATATTTCCAGTCGCCAGAAAAGAACATACTTGTGATTGGTGTTTACAGAAAATACAGATTGGTGAAGCTTACAGAAAACAAACCATTTTTGATAATGGGACTGCCTATACTTGGAAAAACCATCGTCATTGTGATGCACTAGCAAATAGACTAAAAATGTTTGAAAATTGCAATGATGGCTATGGTCTTACTCAAGAAGATTTCAGCGAGTGTATAACAATAGAATTTCAAAGAATTAATGATGAAAAAAACATTGTAACTGGTATGCCTGAATTTAAAAAAAGAATGGAAATAGTCAGAATACATCATGATTTATAAATATAAACTTTAAACAAATAAACTATGGGTTCTAAAAATAATACTAAAATAAAATCAATTAGACTAAGCAATTTAGTCATTGACAAAATTGAAAAGATAGCCATAAAAGAAAATAGAAGTTTCAGTAATATGGTAGAGACGATTTTATTAAATTATAAAAATTAAATCATGAAAACACCATACATACTTGTAATATTACCAATTGCAGCTTTAATATTATTTAATCTAATAACAAAAGCAAGATGTAATATGTATCAAAGAGAGTGTAAAAAGAAATTAAAAAAACAAAAAACTGAATTATGACAAAGCAAGAAAAAATAAAAGAAGCATGGATTGAAATTTACGGAGAAGAAAAATACAATCTCATTAAATATGCGATTAAAGAAAATGGACATATAGATTGTGTTAAAAATCCTGAAATATCAGAAATAATAAATACTTGTGAAAAAGGTATTTATTGGGGAACTACCAGTTATATACCAAAATCACCAATTTATTAACAATGAATAACCAATACACACTAGAAGGGTTTAGTAGAATGTTTAAAAGAACAGATCATACCATTGCTAAATTGCTTCGCAAGAATTATATATTCCCAACTGATAAAATTGGAAATCGTGTTGTATACGACGAAAAAGCATTTGACTTTTTGAAGTCTAAATACGAAACTGAAATAGTAGTTGAGTTTGTACCAGTACCAGTTTATGTAAATGTGTATTGGGAAATTATACCATCTAAATTAAATTTTGAATTATGAGAAAAGGATACAAAATAGAACACGATATATCAGAAGGTGATAAACAAATAATAGTTTATAATTTCTTTGGTCATAATATGGTTTCAAATGTTTCTTTTTCAGGAAACTATAAAAATACATTAATATGCGCTATTGGCAGATGGAGAATAAAAAAAGTTTTGTAATTAATTAATTTTCACTAACTTTACTATATTAAACAAAAATATTATGAAAGCAAATGAACTTAGGATTAATAATGCTTTGCTGTATGATGGCGAAGTGAAAATAGTAAGCTCAATACATAGTGATGATACTATAAGATTTTACGATAAAGAAAAAGGATCGATAGGGTGTTTTAAAATTAGAAATAAATTAATACAACCTATACCATTAACAGAAGAGTGGTTATTGAGATTTTGTTTTAAAAAAGTTAGATATGAAAAATATGCTCACGAAAAACTTGATAAACTAAAAGCATATCCACATGTAATTAAAGATGGATATGGATTTTATATTCAGGGGGCTTACACGCTTCCCAATATAAAATATGTCCACCAATTACAAAATCTTTACTTCGCTTTAACAGGTGAAGAACTAAAAATACAACTATGACAACATACATGCAAATAAAAATATTTACAACGCATTTGTGCATCAATAGTTATAGAATAACAGTAAAGTGTTTTGTAAACTAAAAATAAAATAATTATGAAACTAAAGCCACTATCAGATTTTGTTTTAGAACAAAAAAGTAAATTAGGATTAGGAGGAGATACTTATGAGTGTTTTTATAAAAAAACAACTTCTTATACCGACTTTTTAAAACAACCTCTTACACTAGGAATGTTTGTGCCTTGTGATGAAAATGGAAATATTTTAAATCCTAAAAAATTTACAATTGATGGTCATCCAATTTTTGATGGAGGGGTTTTGTATCAAGAAGCCCAAGAACGTGTTTTATTTAAAGGATTTTATAAAGAATTTAATGCTGTTATGTCTCCAGCAGGCGGGTATTTAGATACTGGCAGATTAAAACATAAAACAATTGAAGATATAATTGGAGCTAATTTAGAACTAACAGAATCTGCAATTAAACAACTTGGATTATAAAAACAAAATATATGAACCAAATCACAATAACATTATTATCAGGCGAGGAGGTAAACGTTAAAGTAAATAAAATACAACAATATCTTATTTATCAAGACGTTATTCATATCTTTACTAAAAATATTCAATACTACTTCCCAAGAACAACAGAAGTAGTAAATCTATTAATACAGAATAAAGAAACTATTTGTTACAATTGATTATGGCAAGACCAAGCGAATATAACTTTGAATTATGTGAAGAAATTTGCAATGAGCTTGCAGAAGGGCAAAATATTAGACGCGTTTTAAATTCAAAGGACATATACCCTGACTGGACTACATTCAGAAGATGGAAGAATAACAATGAAGAATTACGCACATTGTATATAAACAGCCAACAAGACAAAGCAATTGCCCTTGAAAACGAATTAGACGACCTAAGAGATATGTTAATGAGTAAGGAAATAGATCCTTCAACTTACAACACTTTAGCGCAGACTATTAAATGGAAAATGGCTAAGTTTTATCCAAAAGTTTTCGGAGAAAAAATACAACAAGAACACTCTGGAGAAATAAAAGGGGTAAACTTATCAGCATTATCTACAGATGAATTAGTGGCTAGGGCAAAGGCAATAAAAAAAATAGATGAATAGACATGAGTTAGATATTTATATAGAACTCTATAAAAAAAAAGAGTTTAAATATATCCCTATTGGTAGTTATTCTAATGGGGATTATTTTTATTGTACAGATAAGCAAATTAAAACTTTAGACCTATTATCTGATAATACTACAACTTCTGTAGGGTACGGAGGTTCGGCTAGATCGGGTAAAACAGTTATTGAAGTTACTGCTATAATTTTTGATTGCTTAGCTTACGATGGTATAGCATGGGGATTAGCGAGAAAAGAACTTACAACACTAAAAAGAACAGCTTTGTTAACCCTTTTTAAGCAGCTACAATTTTACGGACTTTTACAGGATGATGATTTTCATTATAATCAGCAATTAAATAAAATAGTTTTCAATAATAATAGTGAGGTATTTTTAATTGATACAGCCTATAAACCAAGCGATCCTTTAAACACTAGATTCGGAGGATTTGAATTAACTAGATGCGCAGTCGATGAAAGTAACGAAACAGCGCAAGAAGTAGTTGATAAGTTATTTGAAAGGACAGGCTGGAGGTTAAATGAGAAATACAATTTAAAAAGAAAAGTTTTTGAGTGTTTTAATCCTGCCAAAAATCACGTTTATTCAAGATTTTACAAACCTTTTGTTGATAATATAGAATCTATATTTAGAAAGTTTGTTTTAGCTCTACCAAGTGATAATCCGAATCCTGCTGTTGCAGAATGGATAAAAGATGTTTTAGCTGATGATAAAATACCAGAAGCAACAAAACAAAGGCAAATCTATGGAAATTTTGAGTATGATGACAATCCTTATGCGATGTTTAATTATTCTGATATTTTAGGATTATTTACTAATGATTTTATAAAGACTACACAAGATAAATATATGACTTGCGATATAGCTTATACGGGATCGGATAAATTCGTTATAGTTGTATGGAGTGGCTTTGTTGCTACAAATATAATCGCTATTGATAAAATAGATGATACAATGGTGTCTAAAAAAATAAATGAACTTAGAATAGAATATAAAGTACCAATTAAGAACGTTATTTATGATGCTGATGGACTGCAAACATTTACTAGACATTCAGCTAATAGCGGAATATTATCTGATGCTGTACAGTTCCATAATGGCGGACAGCCAATAAAAATATCAGGTAAAAAAGAAAGTTTTAAAAATCTAAAGGCGCAATGTTATTATTATTTTGCAGAAGCCTGTAAAAATTCAGAAATGTTAATACAGGAAAAAAACTACAGAAATCAAATAATACAAGAGTTAGAGCAAATAAATAGAATGCCATTAGATGATGAAGGAAAATTCAGTTTAGAAAAAAAAGAAAAGATTCGTGAAAGAATTGGAAGATCCCCAGATTTTGCAGACGCTTTAATGATGCGTTTTTATTTTGAATTGAAGGGAAAACCTAAGCCAGTAATTATTTGGAGTTAGTAAATTAAAAATTTGTATATTTGAAAATTAAAACATTGTAAACATTGTAAACATGATATTTGTAAATGATACAGATGCTATTAACGAAATAAAAGAACATTTAAAGTTAAGCCCAGAGTTTGCAGAAATGCGAAATTATTCTAAAGAATTAAAAGCTTTGGTTAATGGAACTGACTTTATCGATGAATTAATATGCAAAATTGAAGGAATTGAAAGTGAAAAGAAAGCTGAAGCTAGAATAAAATACAGTCACGATATAAAATCATTATTTACTCGATTGTTTCAGCCTATAGAAAATATCTATTATGCAACTGGAGGAGTTAAAGATTATGATATAGCAAATACAGAGTTAAAGACTGAATACTTACTTCAAATAGCAAATATTCGCGATGGTAAATCTTTAAGTGAATGGGTTCAGAATAATGCAATAAAACTATATAATACAGATCCTAACGGAGTTATCTTTTTAGAGTATACAACAACACCCATAACAGAAGTGTACCCTACATATAAAAGCATAAATAAAATAAGATATTACAAAAGTAAAGGACAAACATTAGACTACATTATTTTTGAGCCAAAAGTAAAAGAGCAAAAAACGTTTTGGCGTATTGTGGATGATTTATATGATAGAACTTTTGTGCAAGATGGAGAAACTTTTATTTTGGTTTCTGAATTGAGCTTTAAACATCCATTTGGGAAAGTTCCAGCTGTTATTTGCTCAAACATAAATAACCCAGCAGAGAAAAAGAAATTAGCGGCTATTGATTCAATTATAGAAGACGCTAAAGAATACGCTAGAGACCAATCTTTTTTAACTCTATATAAAGTTTATAAATCAAACCCTATTTTTTGGAAATATGTACAATTTTGTGCGGATTGTTCAGGAACAGGAAAGCAGTCAAATGAAACTTGTAGATCTTGTGATGGCAAAGGAAAATTCGTTTCTAAAAGCGATGTTACTGATGTAGTTGAAATGCCTGTTCCTACAGATAAAGAAAGCCCTGTTATTGCGCCAAATATAGCAGGTTTTATTTCTCCTGATTTAGACGTGTGGAATAAATATGAAGAAACATTAAAATTATCGGAGGAAAAAATATATAAAACTCACTGGGGTACAAATTACGGTATGCAGTCTGTAAGCGGAATGAAAACAGCTACAGAGGTTCAATTTGACAAACAGCCAATTGAAAACCAATTAAATAAATACGCTGATTTTGTAGAGCACATTGAGTGGAGATTGTCGGAATGGATATTAAATCTTTATGATACTTCAAAAGATAAATCAAAAAGCTTAATTACCATAAATTTAGGAAGAAGATATATTATAGAAAGTTATGATTCTTTACTAGAAAGGTATTCAAAATCAGTTTTAGCTGAAGACAATATTGTTATCTTAGATAAGTTGTTTTTAGAATATATTAGTGCTAAATATAGAAACAACCCGATAGATTTACAGGCTAATTTATTAAAGGCTAGAATAGAGCCTTATTTACATTTGCCTTTTTCTAAAGTTTTGACTATATTTGGAAATGAAGAGGCTCAAAGAAAAATATTATTTCAAAAATGGTGGCAATCGGTAAATAATTACTCTAAAGGAGAGGCTACTTTAATTTCTGAGTTCAATACATGGTTTGAACAAAATAAAATAAATAATAACAATTAAAATTTAAAATTATGTCACAAATGGGAGTTTACAGGCTTTATAGATTAGGCCGAGAAGCAAATAACAAGTTTAGTTCAGAAATGGGTAAAAGACTTGAAAGAGATTTGCATGTAATAACAAATGAATATGCTCAAAACATAAATGATCATTCAGAAATGAATGGCATTTTTTATGAAAAAGATGAAAAAGCTACAGAATTATATCTATCTGGAAAGCCTTTTAAATCAGTAAAAGAATATATTGACTTTGAAGAAGTAAAGCCTAGAAAAGCAAAATCTGTAAAAACTAAAAAAGAAGATACAGAAAATAATGATTCTGAGACTTTAGAAAACAATGATTAATTAAATAAAAAAACTATGGCGTTAGAAAATATCACAGAGATTGAACAATCTTTAGGAATTGAAGCTGGTAAGCTTGCGGAAATGATTACAAGTGAAGAAATACATAAAATAGATTTATCTGAAAAAATTATTTTAGATAAACCTATTTATGAAGAAAGAATTTCAAACATTAAAAAAGAAAGCGCGACCGCAGCCATTGAAATTGCAGTCAAAGAAAAAAGAAAAGAACTTGGCTTAGATTTTACAGGAAAGAACATCGATAACCTTTTAGAAGCTTTTGGAGCTAAAAAAGAAGCTGAAAGTAAAATAGAACCAGAAGAAAAGTTTAAAACATTAAAAGCTGATTTTGATAAGTTACAAAAGAACTATCAAGAAAAAGAAATAGAATTAACAACATTCAAATCTAGTATTGAAAAAGAAAAAGAATACAATGAAATAAAGTCTGCTTTTACAGGAAGTATTAAAGGCGAGACTTTAGTTTCTAAGTCTACTATTTTTACTGAAGCTAAAGAGAAAGGATATTCTTTTGTCAAAGAAGATGGAGTTTTAGTTGTAAAGGGTGCAGATGGTCAAGTCTTAAAAAACGAACAAACATTATCGCCAATTTCAATATCGGATTTTGCTAGTAATTTTTCAAGCCAGTATGTGAAAAAAGTAGAAGGGGGATCTGGTAAAAAAGATGAGGACGATAATGGAAAAGCTGGCACTTTGGATGCATTCATGAAAGAGGCTGAGAAAAATAATTGGTCAAATGCACAGACCAATGAGGAAATGGCTAAAAGAATGAAAGAAGGAACGTTAAAGTTATAATATGAGAAATATCATAGAGAAAATTCTTTATTTCTTCTTTAAAGGAAAAGCTGAAAAGATAAAAAAAGATGCGTTTTTTGAAAGAAATAACACTTTAATAGAATACAAAGCCACTGAGTTAAAGCATCAAAAGAAAATGAATAAATACTCAGGAAGGAAAAGATACCAAAAAGCATAGCGGAAGCCGAAAAGCTAATAGAGTAGGCAACAACCATGAAAAAATAAAGAATATGGTTACTTATTTTAACAAAAAAGATTTAGTAGAATTTGGGCAATACTTACTGTCCAAAGAGAGAGCCAAAAGAATAACAAATAATTATTCAAATAACGATAGCGTATCGTTAGAAGAAAGGCTTAGTGAGGTATATCATGCAGACATTGAAAATTTTATTCACTTAAAAAATAAAAATCATGCCACTAAAAAAGGGTTATAGTGAGAAAACTATAAGTAAAAACATTAAGACTGAAATGTCACGCGGAAAATCACAAAAACAAGCTGTAGCAATAGCGTTGAATGTAGCAAAAAAAAGCTAAGAAAAAATAAATAACACAGCTAAAAGTTTTTATTAACTCTCTACTTATTAAGCAGGGAGTTTTTTATTATATAAGATTTTTTTATTAAAATAACAATAGTTATATAAATAATTTATATATTTGTTGTGATTTGCTGGTATAAGCTATCGGATTAGGGCGGTAATGCTCACTTTAAAAAGTATTATCAATTTAATTTATATAAGATGGCAAATCGCACAACTTCAAATTTAGTGAAGGCGCAAGCAAAACTATTGGCAGCCTTCCAAGCTTCGGAATTACGTTACCGTTATCCAGCTACCTATTTAGCATTAAGAGCTATGGCTCCAATTATGTTCCCTAATTACGATGTGTTAAGAACTCGTGAAGACAGAACAGTAGAAACAAATTATGCAGCAAGAGCTTCAAGATCTTTAGGTTCTGCTAGAACTCACAACCACACAGGCGCAAAAAATGACACCGCAACTTTAACACCTACTTGGACAACCTATGCAGATGTATTTAATATGTCTTTGAAGCAAGCGGACAACTCTCTTTACAATGAAGAGGAGCAAATGTTTCAAGAAATGACCAATGTAGTTGCAAACTTCATGGAGGGATATGAAACTGCTGCTACTGCTTATTTATTTAATAATAGATCCGGAGTGAATGTTGCTACAGCAGAAGGGACTTTCGACGCGACAGATGATGTTTTTGAAATTGCAGAAGCAAAGGAATCAAGAGCTATACAAATCACAAAGATTGCAATGAATGCAAATAAATATCCAAATGGATATACTGTTTTTTGCGATTCTATTTCTTATGCTAAATTTGAATATCAAGCAGCACAAGGAATTTCTAATGCTACAAACTTATCTTTTCAGTTTAATGGAGTTACTTTTGTTCATTCAGTTGGCTTAGGTGCTTTAGGTGCAGGATTAGTTTCTGCTTATGCTAAAGGGTTTTGGATTGTTGTACCTGAGGGAACAGTTGCAACTCTACCATGGATTCCAAAACAAAATCGTCAAGGCGTAGAAACAAAAGAAAATGTTTATTCAAGCATTTTAAACCCTGTAGATATGGAAACTTACGCAGTACACTCTTACGAAACAAGAGCAGACGATTCTGCAAATAATGGATATACTCAGGACGTTGTTACTCAATACCAAGTATCGCAAGATTTAGCATTTGTTAAAGCTCCTTTAACTACTGCCTCTGAAACTACAATTTTAGCTTTCGCAATAGTTTAAAATGATTCAAGTAAGCAAAATACAAACAGCTTTTTTAGGATTAATAGGGTTTAAACAACCCTATAATCCTGATTACGCAATTGTGGACGCTTCGAATCAATTAAGCGAATCAGGTTACTTTGTTACAGACAATCCTTATGCAAAAGTAGAGTATATAAAAGACAATCAAGATTACAAAAACATTAGTGATTTAGATTTTAATTTAGAACTCGAAAATCTAAAGCGTAGAGCAATATCAAATGTCGTGAACTCTGTTTTTAATGACTACGATTTTATAGATAGAAGTTTGATGTATAAAAATGCATCTAACAAAATAGAAATAGAAAGTTTGCCAGTTGGTTTTGTAGGCTATAAAATAGAAGTAACAAGTGAAAAAAATATTGCTTTCAAGTTAACTAGAGTTTTATTAGACTTTGAAGGAACAGGAGATATAGAGTTGATATTGTGGAACTCGGCAAAAAAAGAGCCGTTATACACAAAAACAATCGAAATAACTTCAGACCATCAATCAGAAACTTTAGACTGGATTTTAGATAACTCTAATGATGTTTACAAAGGCGAATACTATGTGGGTTATATTAATACAGGGGTATTAGATGTATCTCCTTATAAAAGAGAATTTAATAATGCTAATGTATTAACTGATCCAACAGGTTTATGTATAGAAGCCGTAAAAGTTTTAGGTCAAACAGATAATGTTTTGTTTGATTTAAAATCTGTAGATGGAATGAGCGAGGATTCAGGGTTAAACTTTGATATTTCTGTTTATGAAGATTTCACAGATTTTGCCTTAAATAGTAAAATGCTTTTTGCTAGAGCTATACAATTAGATTGTATAATATCATGCTTGCAATTATATTTATCTTCTATTAGAAGTAATGCAAATCAAACTATTGCAGCACAATTATATCAAAAAGTAATGATTGAACTTGAAGGTACTGATTCGGACAGCCCAATAATTGTAAAAGGATTGAAAAAACAGCTTATAGGCGAAATATCATCAATAAGGAATGAAATTCAAAAAATGCGTAAAGGATTCACTAAAAGTGGGTGTATAATGGTTTCAACATTAAGATAATGGCTAATTATTTAAAAACAAATACAATAGGATTAGATTCTGTAATACATAAGGCTCAAATAGCTTTATATGATAATCTATCTAATTTGTGGGGCGTTAATTTAGATGGTTATCCAAGATGTTATCCAATAAATAGACAAGGAACTAAAACAATAGAACATTTTATTTCTAATACAGAATATAAAAACCTTGTTTATGCGGAAACAAATAAATTTTTCTTTACTGCTGATAACGACATTCAAAATGTAAGAAACGACTATTTTAAAACAAAGTTAGACTTATATTTTATTTTGAATTTAGCTGAAATAAGTCCTAGCGCAACACATAGAACAGATGAAGAAGTCAGAAACAATGTATTAGATGTTTTAAATACAATTTCTGAATTATTTATAGAATCTATTATAACAAATATAGACAAAGTATTTAGTGGCTTTGAATATAGAGAAATCGAGGATATGCATCCATATCACTGTTTTAAAATAAGATTAAATGTTTTAGAATATAACATTAATCAAATAACGTGTAATTAATAAAATAATAAAAAATATGAGCGTTTTAATTAATCAAAAGGACTGTTTTACAGTTCGCAAAAATTTAGGATTATCTGACTGCCTTACTGTAGAAGGTATTCCAAAAGGCATTATCCTTGTACCTAAGGGTTGGGCTATTAATTTAGAAACAGACGATTTTGACCGTGCCTATGTTGATGAGCAAGTACAATTAAGTAACTTCATTCCTATACTTGGTTCAGTAGAGGTAACGAACAATACACCAGAATCAACAACAGAAGAGTATCAAGGTGGTGTTAAATCCGTAGTAAGAAACGGGCTTCCAGAATTTTCACTTAAATACTTAAAAGGTTGGAAGTTTGCAAATTTATTACACACCTATAATTCATTCCAAAGCTTTGATGTATTAATGACTTTTGCTTCAGGAGCAATTGCAGGAGCTACAAACGGAACGGAATTAACAGGTTTTGACATGGGAATGCTTAATACAGGAACTTATAATTTTTCTGATGGAGCGGCAAGCGCAAGTGTACTATTAATGTTTCAATTACTTGACGAGGTTCAATTTAATCAAAATGTTGCGGTTTTAGATCCTTCTGTTTTAGACTTCAAAGTTAATACAGATATAATGCCTATAACAGATATTAAATTAATTGCTAGAGCTGATGCTTCAGATGCAAAAGTTTACTTTAAAGCTTATTTTAACACAAACTTAAGTTATCCATTAGGAGGTATTGCAATTTCAAATTTAAGATCGTTGGTTAATGGTTCGGTTGATACAATAACTGCAGCTTCATTGTCTTACAATTCACTTACTCAAGAATGGAGTTATACACCTACTGCGGTTTTAACTGCAGGGAATACTGTTGTAGTGCAATTGTATGACTCAGTTAATGCGGTTAATGTGGCTAAGATTGGAACTCGTTTTTATAAGGGTACAAGTAACACAGCTGTTACAGTAGCATAGATTTTTTCATAGTTTTTTGATTTTAAAGGCGATACGTTTATAATGTGTCGCTTTTTTTGTATATTTGAATAACTAAAATTAATAAATTATGTTTAACGGAGAATCAATTGACAAAACACCAACAGTAAATCAAGTTAAAGCTATTATAGAATACATGGAACAAGATAAAAGTGTAGGATATAATTTTTTTAATATGATGGGAATGCAAAGACTACAACCAAATAAGATTAAACTTGATTTGAATAATGCTCATTTAGGAGAGTATTATGAGATTGTATTTAATGACGAGAACGAAATTATAAGTTTTAAAAATGTAGGTCGATGGATGTCCTAAAATAAGAGAAAAAATAATTAATAACTAAAATTAAAAATTATGAAAAAATGTTGTGATAACTTAGGCGAATTAAGAGCTGTTTTATTTGTTCCAAATTATTCTCATATAATGAGTGAGAAAATAAGAGCGCATTTAATAAAACGTTTTTGGGAGAAAAATAATGTATTCTACGAAAATTTAATGGTATTAAATAAATAATTAATATGAAAAAAAACGAAGTACCTACACTAGAAATATTTAACGTTCAAATATTTGGTGATGATGCATTAGAGTTCTTATCTTGGACACAAGAAATGCAAAAAGAATGGATTTTAACAATGACTAATCAAACAAATGAATCTGTTATTTACGAGTTCTTAAGTAATCCGAAATTATCGGAAAAAGCAGGTTGTTCTAATTGTGGTAAATTGAATAATAAAATTGTAATACATCATGCGGAAGCAATTATAACAGATGAATTAATAGAAATGGGTAAAACTATTTATAAAGGAACAGTAAATGGGGATAATATCAGTAAAGGAAATGCAGAGGAGAATGCAGATAGTAGCGAATCGGACTTGGCTAGAGAATCAAGTGGAGGAGATAATAGAAAAAGACAGAAGGTGGCTAAAAGAAACAAAAATTAATGAATTTACATTTGGGTTAAGACCTAATTATAAAAAAATTGGTTTATATGCTTCTGATGAATACGCGCATAAAAAATATTTACAAAACCCTTTAGCTGGAGAAGGAAATGTAGATTTGATAAAGACAGGAGCTTTTGTAAATAGCCTATTTGTATTTAGAAAAAGTAGAAACGGTTACTTGTTCGATTCAAGCAATACAAATAAAGATAACTTGATTGGAAAATACGGAATGGATATAATGGGATTAAATAAGGAAACATTTGAGGAAAGACAAAAGAATATTTACCGAATAACATTAAGTTATGAAATACAGAAAATATTAAATAAAATTTAGTACATTTGTATTGAAACGAAATTTGTTTAACAAAAAACTAAAAGACAAGGATGAACCGATTACATTAAAACGTAGTCGGTTTTTTTAATTTTAAGATATGCCAAAGTTTAACAATATAGAAAACATCCCCGCTCGTATTTTCTTTGAAATACTAAAAACAAAGAATTATCAACTATTACGCCCAAAGTCAAGGGAAAAAGGTCTTGAAGCTGTTTTTATGTCTATTTACGACGACTTTTTTATTAAGTCAGACAATCCAGAAGCAAAAGAATATTTAAGGGTTACAACTGAAATTTCATACTTAAACTATAAATTACAATCACTAAAGCAAGCTTTGAGTTTTTATTTCTACAATAAAACAACAAAAAAAATGCGAGAAGATTTTATCAAAGCATTAAAAGAGGGTTTTAATATTGAAATAGATATTACACAACCATTCATTGACGAAGTAAAAAGAGTTTTAGATATAGAAATAGGAGTTTTAAATAATGATATTTCAATGCTTAAAAGTGAGTTTGACGAAATGGTTAATCGATCTAAAGGGAAGGCTTTTGACTATTACGAAAGCATTGTAGGGCTTGGCCAAGTATTGCAAGGAAACGCATTAGTAAATTCAGAAATAACTTTAGCGGTTTATGTAGCTTTAGAAAAACAAGCAAAAAGAATAATTTCACAACAACAGCAACAAATTAAAAAAGCATCGTAAATGGAATTTGTAGAAATATTATCACCTTCGGCATTAAAAGACTTAGAAAAAGGAAATGCTGAACTTGTTACCATGATTGCTAACATGGATAAATTAGGACAAAAAGTTAAAGGTGTTTCAACTCCTAGTGGGGGGGATTCGGCTTTGAAAAACATGAACGAGCAATATATTAAGCAACAAAAGACTTTAGCCGATTTACAAATTAAGTTAGAACGATATTCACAGGCTCAGAATAGAACTAAAATTTCAAACAACCAATTAGAGCAATCAGAAATAAGGCTTACAAAGGCTCGAGAACAGCAAATAAAAGCAGCCGATAGAGAACAAGCTAAACTTGAAGCAGCATTAAATTTGCAATCAAAAACTAACTTACAATTAAAATTAGTTGAAAATGCTTATAATAATTTAGCACTAAAAAAAGCGCGTTACAATAGTTTGTCGGATAACGAAGAAAAAAGACTTCAAACACTTACAAACACTTTACAGAAATATAGAACAATTCAAGACGGTGTTAACACAACTGTTGGTAAATTTCAGCAAAGAGTTGGCAACTATGCAACAGCTTTTAATCCTTTAAGCAATTCTATTAATCAGTTAGGGCGTGAAATGCCCGCATTTGCCAATTCAATGCAAACTGGATTCATGGCAATATCGAATAACCTCCCTGTATTCTTTGACGCAATGAGTAACGTAATTGCGCAAAATAAAGAATTACAAGCACAAGGCAAGCCTACACAATCTGTTTTAAGTCAATTAGCAGGTAGTTTATTTAGTTTCCAAACTTTATTAAGTGTAGGTGTCACTTTGTTAACTGTTTACGGCAAAGAAATTATAAACTGGGTTTCTTCTTTATGGGGAGCAAGTGAAGCTTTAGATGAATTGAATAAAAATCAAAAAGATTTTAATAAAACAAGAGTTCAAGGTAAAAAAGATTCACAAGAAGATATTTTAAATCTTAGAAAATATTTAGCAGTAGCCAAAGACGTTACTGCAAGTGAAGATTTTAGAAACGAAGCAGTTAAAAAATTAAGAGAGCAATATTACTACTATTTTAAAAATTTAACTGATGCACAAATTAAAAGCGGACAATATGGCCAAGCCGTTAAAGATTTAACTAAGGCTTTAGAAAGAAAAGGACAGATTGAACTTGCGACATCTTTAAACGTTTCAAACAAACAGAGATTAATTGATTTAGAAGAAGAAATAAAATTAACAGATAAGTCTATTTTAGCTAAAAAAAGAGCTTATGATATTGAATTATCAAAACCAATAATAAATGATAGAGCAACAGCGCAAGCGCAAAGAATAAAGCTAAAAAAAGCCGAAGATGAATACAATTTATCAATTGAACAGAGAAATAAGTTAAATGAAGAGGTTTTAACTTATCAGAATGCAATTGCTAAAAATGACGAAATTATATTTCAATTAAAAAAGCAAACGATAGCTCTTGAAATACAAGAAGATAAAGAGGAAAAGAAAAGAAACAAAACAAGACGTGAAAAACTTGAACTTTCATTTAAAGAAGTTGAAAGCGAATATAATTTGCGTAAAGCTATTTTAGAACGAATTAAAGCAGAAACTTCTTCTGTAATGAATGATGAGACTAAGTTTTTAAATGATAGACTTAAGGCACGTGAAGAATTTAGCAAAGCATCATTTGAATTGGTTCAACTAGAAGCGGACAAGGAAAAAGCTATTTTAACTTTAAAATATAAAGAAGATGTAGACAAAAATAATTTAGCATTAAAAAACAAAGATATTTCTTATCGCCAGTATATTGAAAATTTAACCGACATAAACAAACGATTCAATAACGAGATAGGCACTTTAGATATTTACACCTCTATTAATTATCAAGAAATTGTTAATGAAGATGCTAAGTTTTATAAAAAGATTCAAGACGAAAAACGCAAATACGCTGAAGATACAAATAATTTAATTTTAAAGTCAGAGCAAAACAAGTTTAAAAAAATAGCAGATGATGAAAAGTTGTTATTAAAAGTTAGAGAGCAAGCGCACAACAGTTTTGTAAATGCTTCAAAAAGAGAATTAGACTTAGCAAAATTAAGAGATTTAGCCAACGCAACAAGTGACGAACAAATTCAAAATATAATTGAAAAATATAGACAATTATATCAAGCTTTGGACGATTTGCAAACTCCAGCAGAAAAAGCACGTTTAGAGTTTGAAAAATATTTAGAAAGTATTGGGAGCGGTAAATTACAAAGTGCGCTAGACAGTATTGGAATTTCTTCAGCTAAAATGTTTCTTGATTTTGATAGAAATGGACAAACTACATTCATTAAAATGTGGGAACTTGCAAAAACAACTGGAGAAAAATTTGCAATAGCGTTTCAAGGCATTGGCGATGTGTTTCAAGATGTAATGAGCATAATGAACCAAGCGGATGAAAAAAGATATAATGACAGACTTGAAAGACTAGGAAAAGAAAGAGATATAGCTATTCAATTCGCAGGGGATAGCGCAACTGCAAAGGCCGAGATAGAAAGACAATATGAAGAAAGACGCAAGCAATTAGAAAGACAAAAAGCTCAACAACAAAAGCAAACAGCAATATTCAATATTATTATTGACACGGCTCAGGCAGTTGTTGGAGCTTTAGCAGAGCAAAATTATGCAGGAGCAATTTTATTTGGAGTTCTTGGCGCTGCTCAATTAGCTATTGTGAACGCTCAACAAATACCAGCTTATGAAGATGGAACAGATAACCACATAGGGGGTAAAATGTTAATAAACGATCAGAAAGGATCTAACTATGTTGAAGCGGTTAAAACTCCTGACGGAAAAGTAAGAACTTACAAAGGCAGAAACGTTGTTGTAGATGCACCAAAAGGCACACAAGTATTTACAGCATCAGAAACGGCAATGATGTTTGATAATAACTTAAACAGCTTATTATCGAGTAACAACATACAGCCTAACGTAATTATTCAAAATAATGGTGTAACTTACGAACAAATGGATAGTATAATGAGTAAACACTTTGCTAATATGCAAACTAATAACACAACATTAGATAAGCAAGGTTTTAACACATTTATTCAAAAAGCAGGGCAAAAGAATATACAGTTACAAAATAGAGTTTCATTTAAAGGTTATAGCGTATAATGGGCGAGAAGTTTTATTTAGAGTTTTTAAGCGATAATTACGGCAAAAAATTAATAGATGAGCCTATTGATTACGATAAGTGCGACTTTAATTTAAACCAAAGAGATAAAGGTTATGCTAGAGACATTTCATTTAGCGGTGGAGACTTTATGCTAACTTTCTCTAAATGGCGTGAACACGAACTAGAAAAACTTTTGTATTATCATTCTACATTTGGGTTTGAATTTAAAGTAAATCTAATAATTAAATTTTCAGAAGAAAATGAAATAATTGTAGGACAATTAGATGCAAAAGAAGCTAAAACGGATGGATTAACTTATTTTAAGTGCAAAGTAGTTCAAGACAGTACTCAGGCATTAATAAAGCGTCGCGAAGATATTAAAGTGAATTTGTTGTCAAACGAAACTTTAGACGGTGAACCTATTGATCCTTTAGTACCAGAAAATGTTTTTTTGAAAGCGAAACCTTTAATAAAGACAAGTAGATGGAAAAGTAATGACCAACAAGCAGGAGCAACATCAATAACAAGACCTAGACAAAACGATATAGGATTATCACTAACCTATACTGATAATTTTGGGGCTAATAATTGCAACGTTGTGGAGAGTTACGAAATAGAGAATACGCTTTCTTTTATTTCGAATAGATATGCATTAGTAAATGGATTCCCTAACGATGGTTTAAATTTTACATATTTAGAATTTGCAACAGATCAACAAGACGTCACTTTTGAATTTACAGACATATCTATTTATAGTCTTCAATCTTACGTAAACACATTTACAACAAATGTATTATCGGGGAGTGGTAGCATTCAATTTGTGTTAAAAATAGGTTTTGATGAGTTTGACCCAAACATGCAAACTTATGTTTTATATGAGCGTAATTTTGGTTACACAGAATCTTCACCGATAGAATACATGCCTTCTTCATTGTCTTTGAATATTCCATTTATAGAAAGAAATAAAAGAGTTTGGATATATCTAAAGCCATATTCACAAGCTACATTTAGCACAAATAACGTCCCTACTTTATCCAATTATGTAGTTACATGTATCATGGAGAGAATGACTACTAAAATAACATCTACTTCAGTTGACTACAGTACTATATCCCCTACATTCAGATTATATGATGTAATTAAGTACATGGCTAAATCTATAGCGAATATTGAAATAGACGCTCCAAGATTTCAAAGTGGTGGTGAATTTTACGATCAAAGAATTTTGAACGGAAACTTTTTGCGAAATATAAAAGACAGAGCTTTTACGATTACTTTAAAAGAACTTAGAGAATATTTACCAGAGATAAACGCAGATAGTGAAGTAGATTATTACAGTAAATTATTTTTTGGATTATATGAGGATTTTTATAAAAATGAAGAAATAGCGTTTTTCTCTTCAAATCAATTTGACTCTTTAGAAAAAGGATTTAACAATAGATTTTCAGTAAATGAATTTAATTATAAATACAAATACTATTTATCACAAAAGGAAAATTCAACGGATAATACCTATGATTCTGTACATGGTGAAAGTCAGTGGTTGCTTAAAAATATAATGGTAGAAAACAAAAAAGAAATCGAAGTAGAATTTTACCGCGATGCTTTTTTATTGGAGGACAACAGAAAAAAAGGATTAAAAGATAGTATTACAAAAGCGGATCAAGACGACGACAAAAAAGCTATTATAGATACTATTGAATTACAGGAATCAGAAAGGACAAGAATTGAAAGCGCATATCTACAACATCAATACGATACAGAAACAGGCTATTTAACATTAAGAAATACAGGTGAATTTGGTTTTGATTTGCTTGGTACTATAGCCGGAACACAATTCACTTTACAAAATACTAATAATGCAGGACAACACACTGTAATTAGTGCGTTTGGCAATACGATAGTTTTGCAAAGAACATCCTCAGGATCTTCTAGTTTTAACGGTACTTTTATAACTAGATTTGAATATTACATTTCAAGCGATGTCACAGATTATACGCTTTGGACAGATGAAGGTTTTACCCTTATAAATAATATAAGTAATGGCAATGACTATGCTAATTTAAGATTTAGTAAAAAAAGAAACATACTAAATTACTGGAATAGCTATTTGGCTACTTGTAATTTATATCATAAAGAAATAGGGATTAAAAATACTTTTTATAAAAATAATCCTGACGCATTAACAGTTTACGAAGGATCGCAGGTTAATGAAGGAGATACTTTTATCCCAGAGAGCCCAATTTTATCGCCTGTTTTATATGAAAATGTTACTTTGCTTTGTGACAAAGAAGATTTTTTTAACATTCAAAAAGATGTAAGAACTAAAAGAGGTTACTTCAGGTTTATAGATAATACAGGAACGGTAATAAAAGGCTATCCTAAGAATATGAAATATATGATTTCGGAAAGTGCTTTGGTTTGCGACTTAGAAGAAAAGTTTGAAAGTTCAAATTTAACCATTGACACTTCAACAATTGGAATTATACTAATTAACAATGAAACAAGGGTTTATGATTTTAATTATAAATTCTTAGACAAAAAACTATATATTTATGATAGTAACGACGAATTGTTGTATAATCCTGTATATTGGAACAAAGTAACAATAAACGGAGCTTTAGCAAGTAGTGAAAATGAGTTAAAAAGTTGGCTTGAACTAATATAAAATTATTATCTTTGAAACATGGTTAATCCTATTATAAGATTAGAAAGAGATTTAAACTTAGCTTTATCAAGCAAAGAAAGCGTTATTACTAAGCAATTTAATTTTAACGGTGTTCAGTTATTGCCTTTTAATACTGACACATACTACCAACAAACAAACACGTCAAACGGAATAGAGTTGGAAGATTACACGGTGTTTGTCGTGGATTTAGTTAGCGGTTTAAAAACAGATATAACATCTTCTTTTTTAGTATTTGAAAACAATGTAGATTCAAAAGGAAACGCTCAATGTTTATGGGGTTTAACTAATATTCCTGTTGATTTTGGGTTTAGATATGTTTATTTAGAAATTAATCAGGTATTAGGAGAAATTTTTTACAGTTCTCCATTTAAAATTACAGAATATAAAAAAGAATTTACTTCTCGTTTCGATTATAGAGATTCTAAAAATGATTTTTATCAATCAATACAGCTTGAAACTTGGTTTAGACAAACCGTAAATCGTGATGAATTAGCAACTTATTATGAGTTATCTACAAAAAACACTGTAACACAAACTTTTAAGGCGGCTACTTTTGAAAAATGGTATACAGGTATTTTTAGCAATAATTTAATGTTGCTGTTTAGAGACATAATCAATAGTAAGTACCTTTATATTGATAAATTAAGGTCTAATATAGTTGAACCATTTGAGATACCAACTTTAGACGCAAATCAAAATTTTTCTCAAAAAGATTTTTTATTATCTGTAAACAAAGACGATATTTTAAACGAAAACGATAACGATATGAGCTTATTAGAAGATGTAGAATTGATTAAAAAAATATTAGCTCCTTTAACTGGTGGTGGAGCTATTTGGATATGGAAAAGACCAGCTATTGAAATCCCAGAAGGATGGGCAGAAGTAACAATATTTGAAGGGAAAACAATTGTTGGTCGTAAAGATGGAGATTCTGATTTTGGGACATTACTACAAACAGGAGGAAGTAAAACAACTACTTTAGTTTCTCAGAATATACCAAAACACAGATTTCAGGTTTCTTTGCCTAGTAATTCAGGAGGAGTGCCCGGGTCTGGGGGTATAACATATAATGGAGCAAACAACAATACTGTAAACTTAAATACTGATTATTACGGTGGTGAATTAGATGGAAGTACAAGACCTATCACAAAATTAGACCCTTATGCGGTTGTAGAGTTTATAGAATGGGTTGGACTACCTTAATATATTTGTATTATGTCAGAGTTATTAATTAAAAAGAACACAAATTTAACTTTTACTTTCATTTTAGATGGTGATACTGATAACGCTGTTATTGATAATCAGCCTAACATGACAAGTACAGGAGTGAATTTTAACTTCAAAACGAAAAACGGTGCTAATATAATTAAGAAACAATTTATTCAATATTCGCAAATTACTTATAAGGACGTTAGTAATGTTGAATTTACATTTTTAAGCGTTCAAGACGTTTGGACAAAATTAATAAATGAGGGCTTCTTTGATTATTTAGGAATTTCAGGTGGAGGAGGTGGAGTAACTAGATTTGATGAGCTTGATGATACTTTTTCTTATATTGGAAATGACGGTAAAGTACCAGTTGTTAATCAAGCGGAAAATAAACTTGATGCTGTTACTTTTTATAACTTCAAAGATTTCATTCAGTTAGAAGATGTAGCAATTGAAGAGCTTATTGAAAATAAAATTGTTTCTGTTGCTTTAGTTTCTGGAGTGCCTAAGTTAGTTCTAAAAGATAATCCGGCCGATCCTGTACAGCTTGCTAATGTAGTAGGATGGTTTGATTACAATGATTTAAATACACATACAACCCCTTTAACTTTAGTCACTAATGTTGATAAAAAATTAACAAATGATACTTTAGGAATATTTACAGATGTTTCTAACGCTCCTTACGGGGTTTCATCTATTTGGGATAGCTCTATAAATAGCTATGATTTTAATCAATTATCAATAGGAGACACAATTGATATTCGTTTCGATATTCAAGTAACTACAACAGCAGCAAATCAAAGAGTAAAAGCTTTTTTAAGAATTGGAGAAGGTTCTGTTAGTCAATATGATTTACCATTTGTCGATAAACAATTTAAAACAGCTGGTACATATCAAATTGTAACATCATTACCAGTTTATATTGGTTCTGATGTATATAGAATAAATCCAGCGAGTTATTTTGTAAATACAGACTCCTCTGGAACTTGCGTTGTTAATGGTTGGTTTAATAGAGTTATAAGAAAAGGCATTAACATTGTTGATATTGATTTAGTAGTTGACGAAGCTATTAGTTCTGACATAGATAATAATTTAGTTTTAGGATCAGACGGAAAACTTTACATCGCATCATACAATAAAGGAGATTACAATATATCAACGAACACTCCTACTTTAATAGATGGCACAGGAAGAAACGGAGACTATTATTATTGTACTGTTGCGGGAAGCAGAAATTTTGGTTCTGGATCAATAACCGTTGGAATAGGTGACAGGATAGAGTATAATGGCACAACTTGGTTTAAGGCCGTTAATAACAATCAATCTGCATCATTTACACCGCAATACGAAACAATAACAAGTTCATCTTTAAGCAGTTTTGATGTTACTGGCGCACTAGCTTATTTAAACGCTAAATCTCCAAATATTGTTATCGGGGCTAATTCATTATTAAAATTAGTTGTTTCAGATATAGGACAAGTTTTCGAAATAAAAGTTAACAATAGAACTATCGGAACGGGTCAAACAGCTTTAACAAGTAGTGATATTTTAGAAATTTCACCTGAGCAATCATTTGAAGTTAGCCGCTGGACATTTACTGATTTCTATACATCACAAAATAACAGTAATTTCCTAATTGGTGCTTCGGTTAACTCAGGAGTTGTTGACGCTCCTACTTATACATCTACATCGAAAGACAACTTCCCTAGTTCAATATTAATATCTTCTGGTGTTTCAAATAACGGAGGTTATAGATTCACTGGTTTTGCGTCAGGCTCTTCAGGCGGAGGAATAAAAGCGCAGAAAGGGCTTACTTTTTTTGGGATCATATCTATATGCAGTAATTCATCAGCAGATACGATAATAAGATTAGGACTGCATACATCAGTAACACAAGCAGATTCTACAGATGGAGCTTATTTGGAAATACAAGGGACATCAGCTACATTTAAAGTAGCAAACAATAGCGCAAGAAGTTTGAGCACTCCAGTTTCTTTGTCTTATTCAACAACTCCGAATGAAATATATTACTCGGTAATGATTCACTTTGAAACTTTAACTTCTGTTATTTGCAAAATAAAAGATGATTCTGGAGCAGTTATAATGAATACACCTCCATTAACAATTAATACGCCAACATCTGGCAGACGTTTTGGGGTTGGTGTTATAGGTACTATTACAACAGCAGGAGCAAACAGACAAATTTTAGAATGTGATTATATAGGGGTTGGCGTTAGAAAACCAAACTTTTTAAAGAATTTTTAGAGTTAATTTTATTAAATTTGACAAACTTTTAAAAAACATAAAAATGGTAAAGTACAGAATTTTTAACAATCCAGAAGACCAAAGCGCGGATTACTGGGAAACTTTAAACTTCGAAGACGTTCCAGAAGGAGCGATTGAAGGGTATAATTATATTGTTGTTCCTATTGAGGAGGTAGATCCAGAAGAAGTTTATCAAAACAGGGTTTCTATGGAATATTCTAAATATTATAATAGAATAATAGACGGTCAAAACATGCACTCCACTATAAGCGCGCAACTTAGAATGGGATTGCAAATTGCTAGAATTAGCGAAGAAACACACGATTTAAGAGTTGCTTTTTATTTGCAAATTAGAGAAGATATTCTTTCTGGTTGGCAAGATAAAGCGTTGATTAAATTGGATTCATTGGGTAATTCAACAGTTGGGGAGGTTTATTTCAATGAACTATACTCTATGCTTAGTAATTATGTAAACGCTTCTTTTGACAACAACTTATCAAAAACAAGCGACATAGGCGGTGGAGGAATAAAAAATCCTAAACCATGAAACTTTATTTAAAAGCATTATTAGATAGGCACATATATTTGTTGCCTATCTTTATGCTTCTTTTTGAGTTACTGTCTAATTTTATTGATTTTAACTTTGTTGTCATGGGGAATTTGATTGGGTGTTCCTTATTTACAAACATTGTTTTTTTATATCTTTTTAACTTTACAAAAAATAAATATTGCTGGTTAACTAGAAATGCATCAATAGGATTAATAATAACAAATTTCATAAATATTACCAGCTACTACATAGAATATGGAATTTATCAACAAATTTTTAATATAGCGATATGTTCAATATTATTTTCATTTTCGTTTATTCATTTTTTAAGAAAAAATATGTAGTATGATATTCTTACAAGCCAACACAATAACTGATTTACAAAATATTGTTTCAACAAATAATGCCACAGTTCAAGGGATATTGATTGCCGTTGTTTTGGCGTTAGGTACCGCGGTAATATATATGTTTAAATACATTCAAAAAATGAATACAGAGAGAGAAGTTCTTTACAAAGAATTTATTGGGGAGATTAAAATATTTAATACTAATTTGATGAATGTAAATAAAGATTATCATGAATCTATCACTAAAATATCTGAATTGTACAGGAAATCAAACTGATTGTCTTTTAAAACAGGTATGGAAATCAGAAGTTGATAAGGCAAATTGCAATGTAAAGATATTGCAAGAAACAGTTGAAAATGGAAGAAAGAAAATAAAAGAAGTTTTTGATTTAATTGATAAACATAAAAACGATAAAAATGGATAATATTTTTGAGAATATAAAAACCACCGTAGTAGGTGTTTTGTTTTTATTTGTAGCATTTTATTTCGAGTGGGATTTATGGGTAATGTTTAGCTTTATCGGGATAGGCATTTTATTACTATTCGCTAAAGACGAAATTCCCTCTGTGATTAGGAAAGTAACTGATAAATTTTTTGGAAAATGACAACATTAGCAAGTAAATACAAAACATTACTGGATAAGTATGAAGTTAACACTCCTTTACGTTTGGCGCATTTCTTTGCTCAGGCTCACCACGAAAGCGGATTAAAGCCTATTAGTGAAAACTTAAACTATACCGCACAAAGATTATGTCAAGTGTTTCCTAAGTACTTTGATGCTGAAAAAATAGCAGAATTGTACGCTAAAAAGCCTAATTTAATTGCTAATAGAGTTTATGCAAATAGAATGGGTAATGGTGACGAAAGTAGCGGAGACGGATATAATTACAGAGGCCGTGGTTTTTTTCAGATTACAGGCAAAGAAAATTATCAAAAACTTTCTCGCGACACTGGAATTGATTTTGTTTCCTCACCACATATTTTATTAACTGAAGCAAATAGTATGGTTTCGGCTTTATGGTATTGGAACAGAATAAATGGCAATAAATTAGCTGACAAAAACGATATTAAAGGTATTACAAAATCCATAAACGGAGGTTATAACGGAATGCATCACAGAGAGCAATTGTTAATTAAGTATAAAGATTTTTTTGGAGTATGAAAACAGATATAATACACGGATAAAAAAAAGACTACGCCCTTAGAAAGAAATAGTCTTTTTTATGAGTACAAAGTATATTATTAACTCTTAAAGCCCAACACTAGCAATGAAGGAATAGAGAAAGAACAAATATACAATTATTTTAGTAACTTGCAAATAAAAAACTATGAAAACAGATTTCTTTAAAAAAGAATTAGAAAAAACATTTAAACAATTAGAAGAAACTCTTTTAGTTAAAGGATTAGAATATGTCAGAAATGATAATCCTATGCATAATTTTGAGGTAGGCGCAAAAATAAAAAATGTGAATAGAGAACAAGTAATATTTGATTTTGCTCTAAAACACTACATAAGTATTCAAGACATATTAAAAGATTTAGATGAAAATAAACTTCCTAAAAAAGAAACAGTAGAGGAAAAGTGGAATGATTATATTATTTATATGATTTTGCAAAAAATATCTGTGCTTGATAAATTAGAAGGAATTTAAAAACTTTTGCATTATGAAACAAGTTTATTTAATACTTTTTTTGCTTTTAATGTCATGCGGTGCAAGAAAAGTAGAAAAATCAAAAGAACATGAAAAGGTAAACACCAAAGAAAAGATAGTAGTCGAAAATGATATTACGGCAACAGACAATATTAAAATAGAAAGCAAGTCTTTTGTTATTGATTCTACTAAAGAAGAAATTGAAGAAATAGAGATAAGCCCTATTGATATTTTAAAGCCTGCTTACTACGAAAACAAAGAACTAAAAAACACTAAATTAGTAAAACGTAAAATAAAGCGAAATAAGGCTATTAAATCAGAAAACAATACAAATACTTCTTATGATAGTAAAACACTCGATAAAACAAAGAAAACAGGAGAAAAAGCGAAACAGAGCGAAACGAATAAACAAACAAAGTCAGTCGATCAAAAACAATTTAATCCAATAGCTTTAATAATTCAATACTGGTGGTTATGGCTGTTAATTGCCTTAATTCTTTGGTTATTAAAAAAATATAAAGATAAAATGACTTTTATTTAAAAACTTTTATTATCTTAGCATTAACAATTACTAATTTTAGTCGCTATGAAGAAAGAAAAATTTAATTAGGTTAATTTTCATAATTTTTTTGGTTTGGTTAGATAACCCGATAGGCATTAGTTTATCGGGTTTTTTAATGCAATATGTTAAAATTTAGTGCATTTCATCGATTATTTTACTTTTATTGTTTTGTAATAAAAAAATAACAGTATATTTGTATAAGAAATTTAAAACAATAGAAATTATGAAATTATTTGACGTATTAGAATTAAGGGTTTACGCATAAGAATGTTGTGAGCTTTGCGGTGAAACTATACATAACCACATAGATTGTCCTGTTTGCAAAAAAGATTATGCGGGAACTGATAAATATTGTGATTTATATGATGAAAAAGAATTGCAATGTGAAAATTGTGGAACTAAATTTGAAAAAATTTCTTATTCTTGGTATTATGATTGTAAAGCTAAAATTATATATTTAAAATAAATAAAACTATGGAATTTAAAGGAACAAAAGGGAAATGGGTGTTAGATGGCGAAAAAAATAAAAAATATATGGTTGTCACAGAATATATCACGGAAGGTAATGTAATTTGTTTAGAGCCTGATATTTGTTGTGTTGCAAGTAGAGAAAAATGGATTGCCAACGCCTTACTAATATCAAAAGCACCTGAAATGCTTGAAATGTTGCAAAAATGTGCTGAATTTATGGATAGGGTACAAGCTCCTTCAACATCTGCTAATAATCTAAAAAAAGAAATCGAAAAACTAATAAAAGAAGCAACAGAACTATGAAAATAACAGAACAACAAATCAAAGACTGCTACTCTAACCCAGAGTTATTAAAACAAATTTTTCCTGATGTGTTTAAAAATAAACTTGAAGTTGGGAAATGGTATAAAAGCACTGATGGACATAGTGCTTTACTACGTGTTGTAGAAGCATATAAAGGAATGAATGAAAATTTCGCTTTTGAAAGTTATGGATTTAATTTTGATGGCTATTATGTACAATCATCTAAATCTGGAAAGGGTTTTGGCTCTCATAATTTAACATTAGCAACAAAAGAAGAAGTAGAACAAGCCTTATTTAATGAGGCTGAAAAGAAAGGTTTTAAAAAAGGGGCTAAATTTAAAACTATTGATGGCAGCGATAGAATTTGTACTTTTAATGGTATGTTTTATGAATTTATTTTTAATACACTACATGCTCAAATTAATGGCGATGAATGGGAAAAGGATGGTAAATATATATCTAGTAATCCTGAAATTTTCAACAACGGCAAATGGGCAGAAATAATATCAGAACCTATTGTAATAACTCTTGACCAAATTGCAGAAAAGTTTAACGTTGATGTGACTAACATAAAAATAGTAAAATGAAAAAAGTAATTGAAAATATAGCTAACTCAGTTATAAGCAGAATTTACGAAATCTCTTGCGGTCAGTTCCTTGAAGACGAACAAGAAACTATTTACATTCAAGAAACCGATTTAATACACGAAAAAGAGCAAATCGGTTCTTTCAAAGCAAGTGTAGAAGTCAATGACAAATTCGAATTTAAATTAATTGATTGCACAGTAGATATTATAATGACAAACTGCAATAAAGCGGTTAACATTACAAACGCAGTAAACGATTACATTTTAAAATACGAAGGTAAATTGCTTGAAAATATTCTTTATTGAAGATAACGGTTCTAGGCTTTGTCGTCGTTGTGGCGATTTAAGACCGAACTCAAAAAAAATTAACTAATAATTAAATTTAAAAATTATGAATACAAATAAAGACCAAGTGCCACAATGCGACAAAACCGCTGTTATAAAGCGTTATTATTATGCGGTATTCCATTCGTGGTTTGTTTCCTCAAATGGGTTTGATTGCGTAAAAATAGAAGCAGAAAACAGCAAAGAAGCAAGGCAAAAAGCAAAAGCAATAAATTACGATAAAGATTCTACGTTCAACAAAACAGAATTTTATCTTTTAGAAATTAATGATAACGAAACTTTGAAAAAAGATTTTGACCATAAATTAACTAAAATTCCTCGTTTAATCCGTTGGTTGTATAATGCTTTATAACGTTAAACGGCTTGGCGAAGTGGCTGAACCCGAAGCTAAATAGAATTACTAAACTTAAAAATTAAACGAATGATTGATAGAATTAATGAACAGCCATTTTGCCAAACCCGTGTTAGTGGCAGTACGGGTTTAAATGTACTATCCCTTTTTGACGGTATGTCTTGCGGACAAATAGCATTAGAAAAGGCAAAAATAAAAGTTAATAAATATTTCGCTTCTGAAATTGAAAAAGAAGCTATTAAAGTAACGATGAAAAATTATCCAAATACATTGCAAGTTGGTAGCGTATTAGATGTAAAAGCAAGTAATTTACCAAAAATAGATTTATTAATTGGTGGGAGTCCTTGTCAAAGTTTTTCAAATGCTGGTAGAGGCGCAGGTTTTGATGGTAAAAGCGGTTTATTTTGGGAATATGTACGAATATTAAAAGAAGTTAAACCAACTTATTTTTTGCTTGAAAACGTAAAAATGAAAAAAGAATGGCAAGATATAATTTCAGAAGCGTTAGGAGTTGAACCAATAGAAATAAATTCAAAGTTTTTTGTGCCACAAAATAGACCAAGATTGTACTGGACAAATGTTGAAGTTAAAAATATTCCAACTTCATTTAATCATTGCATTAATGATGTTTTAGAAGATGCTTCAAATGAATATTATTTAACGGAAAGGCAAAAATCTATTCTTGATTTGAATTTTAAATGGAGTGAAAACGAAATTATAAGACATAAAGCAGGAAAGCATCAACAAGATAACATATTTAGATACGATGGTATTATGGGTTGTTTATCTGCATCAACTCACGGAGCTGCAAGACATTTGACAAAAACATATTTACCAAACGGAGAAATAAGACGATTAACCGAAAATGAGGTTGAAAAATTACAAGGAGTTCCAATAAATTATACAGATAATGTTTCTTCTTCAAAAAGATATGAAATGTTAGGAAATGGCTGGACTGTTGATGTAATTGCTCACATCTTCGGAGGACTATCGTAGTATTGCCACTAACGTTTGTCGCTTGTGGTAGTTGGGAAAAGAAATCCCAAAACATCGATTAATCACTAATATTTAAAAATACAAAACAATGAATAAATTAAAGACTGATACCCAATTACCACAAATGATTGTTAGCAGTAGTATTTTTGGTAATTTAGATAAGTATTTTAAAGACTTGCAAAACTACGAAGATGAACTTTATTGTTCAAATTGTGGTAATGACAGCAAAAAAACATTTAATTATATCAGAACTGTTGCTAATGGAGAAGTTTATTGGTGTAAAAGATGTAAAACAGAAAATTTAGTAAGTGAAAAGCCTAATGAGGACAACTACTAATATTACTGCT